GGACAGCCCAGTAGGTGGTCCGGCTTCAAGTGATGCTGGTGGAGGAGAAGGCAATGAGATTTAATGAAATTGCACAAGATGCTGAGGATGATGAATTCAATAAATGGGATGTAGATGATACTCGCAGACCTAAAATGACGTTAAGACATCTTAATAAAATGAGAAAAAGACGTGAATCAGCCAAAGCCGAGCATGAAAGAATGACTCAAGGATACAAGGTAATGTATTCTGCTCCGGCTCCAGAGTAACCTATATATTATAAGTATATATACATAAACTATGCATAAAACCGTGTTTAGAAAAAAAATCGCGGTTTTATCTGTATTTAAGGCACTTTGGTAAAGAGTAACCGTAAATACAATTGTTATAACCTATTCATGAAGGAGATTTATTATGAGTGCTCAAGATCGTTATACACAGATTATTGAAAGCCTAGTAAATGGTGAGGAAGCTAAAGCATCTGAACTATTACATGAAGCTTTTGTGGAAAAAGCTCGTGAGATCTATTCAGATCTTGTAGAGCAAGATGATATCGTTGAAGACGATATCTCAGAAGAAGACTTAGAAGAAGCCATTCGTGATGAAGAGTCAGGCGACTTTATTGATGATATTGAAGAAATTCAATCAGATGAAGACGAAATCGAAGCTGAAGAAATGTTCGGCGAAGATGATGACGAAGAAGACGACATGGAAGCAGAACTAGAACTTGCAGGCGACGAAGACGGCGAAGAAGAAGGTGGCGAAGAAGCAGACGGAGACATGGGCGGCGTTGAAGACGCAATGGTTGATGTTGAAGATGCACTAGCAGACCTAAAAGCTGAATTTGCGGCTATCATGGGCAAAGAAGATGACGCACCAGAAATGGAAATGCCAGAAGAAGGTATGGAAATGGAATTTGCAGAATCAGAAGAGTCAGATGATGAAGAGCTAGAAGAAGCTGAAGAAACAGACTCAGATGAAGAAGAGCTAGAAGAAGCAGCTGACCTAACAAAGGTTGGTAAAGACGGTGCAATCCACCCAGTAGATATGCCAGCAGGTGACGATGGTAAACATTCGCCAGTAGCAGGTAAAAATGACATGGGCGGCGAGACTATCAAAACAGGCGCTAAAGGTTCTGAAGGTTCATCAAAAGGCTTGTCAGATGAACACGCAAAAGACATGGGCGTTACACACCCAGGCGATGGTGCTTCACTATCACCTGAAGGTCGCGGCCACGGTGCAGAGAAAAAAGGTGCAGCTCCAGCTAAACCATCAACAGATTCTCTAATTAACAAGGCACCAAAGTAACATGCGTACACTAACTGAACATCTTACATGGAAACAGGCAAATATCGTTACCGAAGCTTCGGATGACGGTAAAAGCCTGTACATGCAAGGTATTTTCATTCAGGGTAACAAGCCAAATCAAAATCAAAGAATATATCCTAGTCAAGAAATTAAGAAAGCTGTTGAAAGCATACAAAAAAGAATTGACGATGGATTTACAGTTCTAGGCGAAGCTGATCATCCAGATGACTTACAAGTTAATCTAGATCGTGTATCTCACATAATTGAAAAAATGTGGATGGACGGTGATGATGGCATTGGACGTTTAAAACTAGTACCTACTCCACTGGGAAATATATGTAAAACCCTATTAGAGAACGGTGCAAAACTTGGCGTATCGTCAAGAGGTACTGGCAATGTTGCAGACGGCGGCAAAGTTAGCGGATTCGAAATTCAAACAGTTGATATCGTTGCTAACCCAAGCGCACCTGATGCATATCCAGACCCACTTTATGAGCAAATAATGAATGGCAAGCGTGGTAACATCTTATTAGATGTTGCAGAAGCTACCAATCACGACGATACGGCTCAAAAGTATCTCCAGAGTGAGGTACTAAACTTTATTAATAACTTAGATATTGGGAGAAGATAATGGCTCATGCAATTGAACAACTCCTAAGTTCTGAAATGCTATCAGAAGAAGTACGCACAACTCTTACAGAAGCGTGGGAAGCGAAGTTAGCTGAAACTCGTGAAGAGATCACTACTGAGCTACGTGAAGAGTTTGCTACTCGTTATGAAAATGACAAAGAGCATATGGTGGAAGCACTAGATGCAATGTTAAAAGATACAATCACTTCTGAACTTGAAGAATTTCAACAGGATAAAAAACTAGCTGTAGAAGCAAAAGTAGATTACCAAAAGAAAATTAAAGAGCATAGTGCTTTGTTAGATCGTTTTGTAATGGAAACACTACAAAAAGAAATTAACGAACTACATGCAGATCGCAAACTTCAAGAAGCAAATTTCGTGAAGTTAGAAGACTTCGTAATGGAGCAACTAACTTCAGAACTTAATGAATTCCACCAGGACAAGAAAGACCTAATCGAACAGAAGGTAAAACTAGTTTCTGAGGGTAAAGAGATCATTGCCCAAGCTAAGAAAGAATTTGTAGCTAAAGCAAGCACAAAATTGGCAACTATTGTTGAAACAACAATTAAAGGCGAATTAAGCTCACTTAAAGAAGACATTCAGTCAGCAAAAGAAAACATGTTTGGTCGTAAGATCTTTGAAACATTTGCAGCTGAATTTACAAGTTCACACCTAGCAGAAGGCACTACTGTTTCAAAACTAACATCTGAAATGACAGAAGTTAAAGCGAAACTAGCTGAGGCACAATCAGCTATTGAAGCTAAAGAAGCAATTATTGCAGAAGCAGAGAAGAAAGCATTACGCATTAAAGAAGCAAATACAAGAAAAGCTACACTTGATGATTTACTTTCACCTCTAGCAGCAGAAAAACGTGAGTTGATGGGTAACTTACTTGAGAGCGTACAGACTGAAAAACTTTCAGCGGCGTTTAAAAAGTACTTACCAACAGTTCTTAACGAATCAGCATCAACAACAAAATCACAATTAAATGAATCTCAGAAGACTGAGATCACAGGTAATAAGGCTAGCACACAGACAACTGAAAGCGATGCCGAAATTATTAACCTTAAAAAATTAGCCGGTATCAACTAATAGGAGAATACCAAAATGACACAAAATCTATTTGAAAATTGGGACGTAACTAAAGACGCCCTAACAGATGGTCTAGCAGGCAACAAGAAGGTAGTAATGGAATCAGTTCTTGAAAACACTAAAGGCTACCTAGCAGAAACAGCAGCCGCTGGTTCAACAATGGCAGGTAACATCGCAACAATGAACAAAGTTATCCTACCAGTTATTCGTCGTGTAATGCCAACTGTTATTGCAAACGAACTTGTTGGCGTACAGCCAATGACAGGCCCAGTAGGCCAAATCCACACACTACGTGTACGTTACTCAGAATCAGCAGGCGGCGTAAACGCAGGTGATGAAGCACTTTCACCATTTGCAATCGCTAAAGGCTATTCAGGTGATGCAGCAACAGGTGGTCCAACTTCAACAGCTTCAATGGAAGCAGAAGCAGGCCGCAAACTAAGCATCCAAGTACTAAAGCAAACTGTAGAAGCTAAAACACGTAAGCTATCAGCACGTTGGACATTTGAAGCGGCGCAAGACGCTAACTCAATGCACGGTCTAGACGTTGAAGCAGAAATCATGCAAGCACTTGCACAAGAGATTACTGCTGAGATTGACCAAGAAGTTCTAACTTCACTACGTACACTAGCAGGTACAGCTTCAGATACATACGACCAAGGTAACGTATCAGGTCAAGCAACATTCGTTGGTGACCAGCATGCGGCACTAGCAGTTCTAATCAACAGAGCGGCAAACCTAATCGCGGCAAGAACACGCCGTGGCGCAGGTAACTATGTTGTTGTATCACCAACAATCCTAACTGTACTACAGTCAGCGACAACATCAGCATTTGCACGTACAACAGAAGGTCCTTTCGAGGCACCAACTAACACGAAATTTGTAGGTACACTAAACAACACAATGCGTGTGTTTGTAGACCAGTATGCAAATGACGCAACAGAAATCCTAGTAGGCTATAAAGGCGAAGGTGAAATTGATGCGGCAGCGTTCTATTGCCCATACATCCCACTAATGTCATCAGGCACAGTACTAGATCCAGCAACATTCGAGCCAACAGTATCATTCATGACACGTTATGGCTACGTTGAGCTAAACAACCAAGCTTCATCACTTGGTAACGCAGCAGACTATCTAGCGAAAATCGGTGTTGATTCATCAGCACTATCATTCCAGTAAGTTTTACTGTTTACATTAATTAGAAAAGGCGTTCTTCGGAACGCCTTTTTTATTGACTTCTAACAATTTTCTGTGCTATAAATAAAACGTATCATAAAGATATATTTGTGAGCGCCAGGGTAAAGCTGGCAAGCAAAGGAGAAAATTATGGAACTACTCACACTATGGATGATAGTGGGCTTTTTATTCGCGG